TTAAAAGTCTAGCGTTATATTCATTTCTTCTTTCGTGACAACAATTTCTTTTATGACAGATTTTACAATTTTTGAAGTATCTTCATAGCTTAACTTTTCGGGTTGAAAATCTTTTAAAAGTCTAGCAAGTTTGCGTTGTCGTAGATTAATTGTGTTTTTCTTTTTACTTTTTAGTTGTTCTTCTAAAAACGACTTTTCAGTTTTTAGCTTTTCATTTTTAGCATTTAGTTCATTTCTTGTGATGATTTCATCTAAGTATAATTCAGTCAGTTTATCAAGTCTATTATTTATCTTTTTCAGTTGCTCTTTTATTTCTTCAACTTTCATCGTTTCATCATTTTTAGCAAGTGTTTCTTTGCGATATTGTGGTTCTATCTTGATTTTTGAAAGTTGTTCAATAACCTTTTGTTCTAACTCGGTTTTATCATACCATTTTGATTTGCATCTTTTCGATTTGTCTTTATGATACCTATATCTACATTGATAGCGTTGATACGCTTTACCTTTTCGATTTTTTGAAGTAACATATAAGCCTAATGAATTACCACAATAACCGCATTTCATCAATCCTGAAAGCATATATTTAGCTTGGAATGGCCTTGGATTGTTATTTCTTTTTAGGGTGTCTATTTGTCGTTTTTTAAGTTCTAATTGTACAAGGTCAAATAGTTCTTGTGAGATAATCGGTTCATGTTGACCCTCGTATTTTTGCCCTCGGTATTTCACGATACCAAGATATGTTTCATTTTTAAGTAAATACTTTGTGATCGTTTCGCCCCAAGGCTTTTTTCGTCCAACGTGTCCCTCGTTGTTTAAGTCTCTAATGATTTTAACGACTGACTTACCGTTCAGATATTCATTGAAGATACGACTTACAATTATAGCTTGAGTATGATTAACCGTTAAGATGCCCGTTTCTTTTGAGTAGTCATAGCCATAAGGAATAGTCGTCCAAGCCATCGTTTTTCCTTTTTTGGCTCGTCCTTCCTTGCCTAAAATCATACGTTCTTTTATCTGCTCACGCTCAAGCTGAGCGAATACTGAGAGCATACCAATAGATGCCTTGCCAAAAGGGGTAGAGGTGTCAAAATTCTCTTGTAAACTGATAAAAGCAACGTCATTTTTCAAAAATACATCTTCTATTAAGAAAAGCGTGTCTTTTTGGCTACGGCTCAAGCGATCCAACTTGTAAACTAACACAATATCAAATCTTTTTCTTTTCGCATCATCTATCAAGCGCTCAAGTTCAGGGCGTTTTGTGTTTGAACCTGAAAAACCGCCGTCAATGTAAAAATCGTATATCTTCCAGTCTTTGATTTTGCAATAGGCTTCTAGCTTGTCTTTCTGTTCGTCTATTGAATATCCTTCCTCAACTTGTGAAGCAGTAGAAACACGAGCATATATAGCAACTTTACTTGTGTTTTTCATTGTTTTTACCCTCTATTTTTGATAAAATAGAGTATAAGAAAACACCCTTTTTAATGGTTGTTTTTTATACTACATAATCTCACGCTCGCAGTCGCCAAACTTTCAGAGCGTGGGATTTTTTATTTTAAAAAGCGTAAGAGTTAAATTTATTCCAGACCTGTTGCAACTTTTGTAACCAACAAGAATGAGCCATCCTCTTGTTTCGCGAATGATAAAATAACACTCTTGTATTCTTTATCAAACGAAGTATAAGAAATTGTTTTATTTTCGTGATCATTAACTATAGTTGTGTTAGTGTCGCTTGGTTCGCCGTGTTCACGAATGACATCATTGTAGTTAGTTCCACCAGCGCCATTGTTGACAATATCGCCTTGTTTAAGAGCATCAAACTGTTCTTTTGTCCAGTTAAATTTAGTATCCTCTTGTTTTTGTGAAGAGTCGCTTGATGAACTTGTTGAAGTCACCGATTGCTCAATATCTTTGCTAAGTTTATCAAGTGATTTAGCATACATAGCTTGAGTCCCAAGCACGATAGCAATCGAAACAATAGATAAAACAGTTCCGATAATAGCTAGTGTTTTTTGTCGTTTTCTATTTACTAAGAAACCGATTAGCCCAAAAATTAAAGCTAAAATCGCTAGAATAAAAGAAAAATTATTGATGATAGGCATCCAAGAGCCAAGTAGAGCAAGCGCTCCGAAAATAATAGCTAAAATACCTAAAACTTTTTGTTCCTGTTCCATAAGAACCCTCCTAACAGCTTTTATTGTGGATCAGTTGTTGCACATTTTTTTAATTTAATAACGCTTTATATTCTTCCATGACCATGACTTCATCAGTCGTGGTTTTTAAATTGTAATATTCCATGAATTTGAGATAATCAAATTCTTTTGGGTCGTCTAACTCACTCAAAGCATCCACCAAAAGATGATGGATCATATTTCTGTTAGCTTCATTCTCACATCTAATAAGAGTATTTTTATATTCTTCCTTAGTATGTTCTATATGTCCTAACTCATGAAGTATAACTTGCTTTTGCTTTTCGGGTGCTAAGTCTTTACTTACAAAGACTACTTTGATTTCATCAATATAGATGCCGTTCCTATTCCATAAGTCTTTATCAAAGTATTCAACACGCACCCCGTATTTTTCGCAAATTTCATTGATGCTCATTTTCTACCGCTCAAGTATATTTCTATAATATTCTGTATGGCTTCAATATCTTCTTCATTTAACGGTTTACCGTCAAATGTTTTTGCATTTTCTGCCATTTTGCGTAGGTCGGATGAAGTAAATTCAGGTTCAGTTGGTTTTTCAATTCTTAAAATATCATTAGTAGAAGTATTGAATATTTTTGCCAATGCGATCAATTTCTTACCAGTAGGCAAATTGACACCACTTTCCCATTTAGAAATTGTAGTTTGGGATTTATAGCCCAACATATTAGCTAATTCCCCTTGTTCAATATTTCTTGCTTCCCTCAATTCTTTAATTCTTTGTCCTATTTCTAGGTATCTTTCCTTGCTAACCATGATTTTTTCTCCTTACGTTCTATAAGTCTATTATATAGAAGAAATGATTTAAAATCAAGTAAAACGATACAAAAAATAAAAAAATATGAAAAAAAATCAAAAAATGATTGACAGATGATTTTAAATCATGTATAATAAACTTGTAAATCAAATAAATGATTTTTAATCATAAAAGAAAGGAGAGATTTATGAGTAAGCCAACGATCACAATCGCAGAGTTACGAGCAAGACACAACAAGATGACACAAGCACAACTTGCTGAACTTGTAGGAGTACGCCCCCAAACAATCAACGCTTGGGAAAAAGACATTTCTTCAATCAAGGCACAACACCTTTTGAAACTTTGCGAAATTTTAGGAACAACGGCAAGCGACCTTTTAGGCGTTTAATTTTTTACAAAGCATATGATTTTAAATCATACGAGAAAGGAGATATATGATTGAAAATAAGCGAAGTAAAAAACAATGCTTTCTATCAGATGCCCCAATGGATTTATGAAGAACCTTACAACGCTTTAAGTGATAAAGCTAAACAAATCTATATGTTTCTTTTTGATAGACGGACATTATCAATTCAAAATAAATGGTTTGATGAAAAAGGGGATGTATTTGTTTATTTTACAAACGAGCAACTTATGGAAAAGTTAAATTGTAGTAACAAACCTATCATACAAGCCAAAAAAGAATTAAGTGATTATGGATTGATAAAAGAAATCAGACAAGGGGTAAACAAACCGAATAGGCTTTATATTCTTGGAAGTGTAGAAAGTACACAAAGGAAGTGTAGAAAGTACACGTCTGGAAGTGTAGAAAGTACACATCAAGAAGTGTCAAAAGTACACGCAATCAATACTAATAATATCAAGACTGAGTATATCAAGACTGATAACATCAACTACAAAGAAGATGAAAAAAAATCTTTCTCACAAATTATCAAATCTTCAAATGTAAAAATTAATGAGCGACAATCTCAGCAACTATTAGAATATATCGGACTTGATAACATGACGGTTGAAATGATTGAATACGCTGTACAACTAACCGAAGACGCTGGAGCAGAAAGTTTTAACTATTTGAACAAGATTTTGAAGTCTTGGAAAGATAAAGGGCTGACAAGTCTTGATGAAGCTAAAGAAGAAACGAGCGGTTTTAGAGAAAGTAAAAACTCAACTTCAAGAAAAGTTGGCAACTCAATTATCCAAACGTATGACGACCCGTTGCCGTTTTAGAAAGGAGAAAGAATGGAAGGTAAAAAAGTTGTTTCAGTCAAAACATCAGAACATGATGTGTTACTGACTGCACGAAAAAACCACCCCGCAGTTTTCGTCAATGGAATATTTCTTGACGGAGTAGAGAGAGTGGAATTTATCAATCACTTTCAAAACAAAGATTGTGAAGTGTTATTAACTTTTAACGACAGGATAGAAAACAATCCGTTTCCATTAGATGAAGTCAATCTATTAGAAAAGTTATTCGGTCAGGCTTCAAACGGGCAATCCTTACGGGATATAGCTTTGCGAACTCTTGAAGATGGTAGTTAGTATCTACACCATCAAAAAAAGATACATGCATACTGAAGCTTTCTTTACCATCTTTCTTGGCTTTTTCGTACTCTTTGCCAAGAATAATCAAAGAAGCTTCTAACTGATAATCACTCATGACTTTACCTCCTTTCTGCTTACATTATAGCAGAAAGAGATTGAGAAAAAATAGAAAGGGGGTCGAATGGAAAAATTAAGTTTAGATCCAATCTATTATGTAAACGAAAATGAGATATGCAAAAAGCATTCTTGTTATATGTGGACTTTCAAACATCCAGTCAGAGCCAAAGGAAGAAAAACACCTTACCAACCTACTTTTTGCCCCGAATGTCAGCGTGAAGATATGGCAAGGGAGCAAGAAAAGAAAATCGGAGAAATGTATATCTCGTCTATCTTGTCAAGTACGTTCGGAGTGCTGGAAAGAAATAGCATCATGCCAAGCGATATGAAAGAAGCTAGTTTTAATACGTTCACGGTCAACAATGAAACAGACGAGAAAGCGAAAAACTACGCTTTAAGAGTTGCAAGGCACTATTTCAAAGACGGTAAAGGCAATTCAATCATTCTTGGTAAAGCTGGACGAGGGAAAACGCACCTAGCTATTTCAATCGCTAAGAAGTTGAATATTGACTTTAAAGCAAACAACAATCCTAAAAGCGTGTTGTTTATGAATGTTCCTACCATGTTTCAAAAAATCCAAAGCGGATTTAGTCAGAAAGATGCAAGGACAACGGACGAATGGCTGGAGTTGCTCAAGAAAGTTGACTACTTGATTTTGGATGACTTCGGAAAAGGCGAGCAAACGCCTTGGAAAATGGATTTTATGTATAACTTGCTGGATGCAAGGGATAAAACGATTATTACAACCAACTTGACGGGCGCTGAGATGAAACAGACATTTGACTCTAGTTTAGTCAGTCGAGTTGCAAAAGGCGCAAAGGATTTAACTTTTAAATACCCTGATAACTCAGAAGACAGGAGGACATTACCATTTTAAACACTGAAGAAAGAAAAAAGTTGATAGCAGAGTTTGAGAAAAACCACTATCAACTATCTACACTACTGAAAGAACGCTTATTGATTACAACAGACGAGCGTTTTACTCACAAACTGCAAGAAATGGCTTACTATTCAATGAACGGTAGCGTTTATCAGTTTGCAAAATAAAAAAATGCACCTATTGGAAGTAGGCGCACAACAAAATTATTCTATAAAAATTATAACACGAGGAAAGAAAAAATGAAAGTAAATATATACGCTTTCGGACGAAAACTTGAACAAGATGAAGAAATTATTGTACCAAACGGACATCATTTTTATAACGTGATTGACGGGATTTTGAATAATTTGCTAGATCGTGAGGGTATCGCATGAAGCTATTAGATAAAATCACGAAATGGTTTTTTAAAACAACAAAAATCGAAGTCAACACAGATTGGCGATTAGTTGCACTTGATACTAATAGAAAGCTAATCGAAGTAGAAGAAAAACTACAACAAGCAATGCAGATTATTGCTGACAAAGACAAAATTATTGAAATTTACAAGGAAAAATCAGAATGACAGAACCAACTTTAACAAGTCAACTTTTAGGAGTTGCATCAATCTTTATTTGTTTGTTTGTTGCAATGCTTATTGTGGCGAATAATGAGCAGAAACAACAACGACAAGCAAAAGAACAAGAAATGTTAGATCAAGCAATTATTGAAGTTTATCAGCAAGGTAGAAATCAATTTAATAACATTGCAAGACAAAACATTCGCAATTGCGACAGAAAATTCACGTTTGATACACAAGCACCCGTAGGTCTTAGACCTGACTTGCTAGGGCTACCGCAACCAAAGGAGCAATAAAATGTATGAATGGGAATGTAGATGCTTTGAATGCGGACATGAATTTGACTATATAGGTAGCTATGCACCTATTGAATGTGAAGAATGTTTGAGCGAGGAATTAGAAAGGACATTTTTAGGTAGAGCGTATGACTGGTAGAGAAATGGATGAGTTAGAAAGACATGTATTTAATTACATTAACAACAATGGAACATTTGAGAAACCGGCACAATCTATTGATATTCGCAAAGACTATAATTTGTCAGAGCGAAAATTAAAGATGATTGTCGAAAGCTTGAGGGTAAATTTCGGACATCCTATCGTTGCATTTAAAACAAAACCTTATGGTTATTATATACCTAAAAACGAAGAAGAACGACAAGCTGGGCTTGCACCATATCGCAGACAGATTTTGACTGAGCAGAAAAATCTAGCTACGGTTATGGCAGTTGACTTAAAAGAATATTGGAGCGCATAGAAAGATAAAAGGTAAAAGAAAATGGAAAACACAACAACAATGTTAGCAAATATGATTTTAATTGCACTTGAAAACCAAGAAAGATGGGTTAGCGAACCTTATTTTGAAACATTATCAATTATTGAAAGTATTAAAACATCTAATAAAATCTTCTTAAAAGAAGTGGATGAAGACGGGGATATAATCGAAAAATTTGAAGGATACAAAAATCCAGAGTTAGAAGAAAATTTGAAATTGATTGAAGCTACTTTCAAAAAAGATGAAGCAGATTATAAACGTTACAAAAGTGCGAAAATCGATGCTATGGAGAAAAACTTAGGAATGATTAAGTCTATTGTGAAAATATATGGAGCGCAAAGCGAGGAATAAATATGGCGACATTATACGAATTAACGGGACAATTTTTAGAAATCAACAACATGGATGCAGATGATGAAACAAAATTAGATACGCTTGATAGCATTGATTGGGAGACAAACTATGAAGAAAAAATAGAAAATTGTATCAAGGTTGTTAAAAACAGAGAAGCTAACATAGAAGCTAGAAGTAACGAAATCAAGCGACTAACTGAACTTAATAAAGCAGATGAACGTGTTAATAAACGAATAAAAGAAGCCGTAAAAGATAGTTTATTACTTACAGGGCGTGAACGGGTTGACACTCCACTTTTCAAAGTGTCATTCAGAAAGTCTGAAGCCGTGGAAGTGGACGACTTGCTTCTACCTGAAGCGTACAAAGTAGCAACTTATAAACCTGACAAGAAACGCTTGAAAGAAGATTTGAAAAACGGTCTTGAAATTTTGGGTGCTGAATTGGTAGAACGTAAGAATTTGAGTATCAGATAGGAGTCAAGATATGAAAAAATCAGAAACACTAACAGAGTTTAGCAAAGCTTTTGCTAAAACACAAAAAGAAATGAAACAACCTTTAAAAGATGCAAACAATCCATTTTTTAAAAGCAAGTATGTTCCACTTGAAAACGTGGTAGAAGCTATCACAGAGTCAGCAAATAAAAACGGTTTATCATTTACACAATTCCCGTCAAGTGATGAATTAGGGAATGTGACAGTTGGAACTCTAGTGATGCATGAGTCGGGAGAATGGATTGAATATGATCCAATCAAGATGAAACCAGTTAAAAATGACCCGCAATCAATCGGGTCAGCTATCACTTACGCTAAACGCTACGCATTATCAGCTATCTTTGGGATAACAAGTGACCAAGATGATGACGGGAATGAAGCAACGCAAACAAAAAAGCAAGCACCAGCAAAACCAAAAAAACAAGATGAACCCGTTATATCAGTTGAGAAAGCAAATTATTATTTGAAAGAAATTGCTAAGATTTCAACTGAAAAGAACAAAGAAGACGGCTCTATTGTGAAATGGTTCTTGCAACATTTAGGCGTTGCAGACTACAAACAAATTAAAGAGTCACAAATAGAACAAGCAGATATGCTTTTAGGAAAATTGAAAGGAAACTAAAAAATGTTAAACAATGTGGAAGAATGGAGGGATGTTGTAGGATACGAGGGATTGTATAAAGTTTCGAGTCACGGAAGAATAAAAAGCTATCATAAAAGATTTAAAAAACCTAGAATATTAAAACCTACGATGACAACGACTGGTTATAAAAAAATAGAACTTGCGAGAAACAAAGTAAAAAAATCGTGCAAAATACATAGGTTGGTGGCTGAAGCTTTTATCTTAAACGAAGAAAAAAAGCCGTACGTAAACCACTTGGATAGCAATCCTTTAAACAACAATGTTAATAATTTGGAGTGGTGCACACAAAAAGAAAATATGATCCATTCCGCCATTTTTGGAAATCACAAGAGTTTTGCATGGAAAAATAAAGACAAAGTTATTTCTGAATATATTTCGGGGAAATCTATTACATATCTTGCTAAAAAATATGGAGGAAATAACCACTACACAATCATTGAAGTTTTAAAAAGAGAAAAAGTAAAAAGAAGAACAGTTTCAGAACAACGGATGAAATATAACTATTCTAGAAAAGAAATGGTATCTATGTTTGAAAATGGTTTAAGGAATGTAGATATTGCAAGGAATTTAGGAATACCTAGATTGTTAGTAAATACTTATAAATATAAATGGAAAAAAGGAGAAAAAATATGTTAAATTCAATTTGCCTTGTTGGCCGTCTTACGAAAGACGTAGATTTACGTTACACCCCATTAAACGTTGCAGTCGCTACGTTTACCCTTGCAGTCAATAGAACTTTTAAAAATGAAAATGGCGACCGTGAAGCTGATTTTATCAACTGCGTTATGTGGCGACAACAAGCAGAAAATCTTGCTAACTGGGCGAAAAAAGGCGCATTGATTGGAGTTACTGGACGTATTCAGACACGAAGCTACGATAATCAGCAAGGGCAACGTGTCTATGTTACAGAAGTCGTAGCTGACACATTCCAACTTTTAGAAAGTCGCAATAGTCAAGGTCAGAGCCAAAACCAAACAAGACCAATGCAACAACAAGCGCCCGATTTTTCCAGAGACGGAAACACGTTCGATATATCGGATGATATGTTGCCGTTCTAAGAGGTAACGCATGGAAAAGCTAGTTTTAAAATTTGAACTTGACAGAAAGCAGATGGTTTCAGCGAATGACAGATTATACTTCAAAAAGAAAGCTAAAATCACTAAGTTTTTACGACAGTTAGCGCATTATGAAGGGCGGAATACTCTACTAGACTACTTTGGCTTACCTTTTAACGAGGAAAAGCCTTGTAAAGTGATTGTTTGGGTATTCGCCCCAACTAATCGCATATACGACCCGCCGAACTGGTCGCCAACAACAAAAGCGCTATTAGACGGCTTGACAGATGCTAAGTTTTGGACAGATGATAACCATCACGTTATCAAGTCAACGGATTTCAGGCATGGTGGAAAGTCAGGAAACAAAAAATACAGAATTGAATTGGAGATTATCGAATGGAAAAAAGCGAACGAGTGAAAGTTAAGCTAGATTGCACCTATTGTGGATTTAGTGGAACGGTTAGAGCGTTTCCTACGCAGAATAAAAGGCAATGTCCAGTTTGTCATGAATTGCTATTTTTGAGATATGCGACTGGAGAGCGTGGAGAATTAGACGAACGAGGATTTTATTTTCACGCATTTGAACCGTACGGGATTGATGATATAAACGAAGAATTACTAGAGGCATTTAATGAGCATCAAACAACAAATGATTAAAGCATTGAAGCATTCAATCGAAAAGACAGAAGCTGATATTTTGGAATACTCACAACCTTGTGAGAAGTCAGTCGCACAGAATAGGACTGCTCACAGAGAGTATTTGAAGAAGCAGTTGAAGAAGATGAAAAAACAGTTGGAGGAGTTGGAAGATGAATAAAAAAGAATTGATTGAAAAAATCGAAGCTATGCCAAATAATACTGGTTTTATCAGACTAAAGATTGATAAGCATTTAGTTTTAGGTCTAGTCAGGAAATTGGACGAACCGTAGAAACCAGTAGTGCCGCAGTTTGTTGCGGATTGGATTGCCAATGTAAAAAGAAATGGTTTTAAATTCAGAAATTCTTCAAGATTCCATGAAGAAATAGTATCAAGTGATGATGCGTACCGTGTTATGTATTACATTTTAAAAGAAAGCATTGCAGGGGAAGCTATAAGAATTTGGGTTAATGCGAATAGAGACGCTTTCGCTCGAGCATGGCTTGACGGCTACGAGGTTGAGAAAGAGAAGCGGTATAAAGTAAGGATGAAATATATCGAAAACAATATGAAATATGAGGAGGTTACAGAATGATACCAAAATTTAGAGCGTGGCATAATGAACTTGCTAGAATGATGTCGATATCAGATATGTGGTTCAATGTTGATTCGTTAGGAGAAATTGGATTGAATGACGCAGTCATGAATGATTATATTACAGTATCTCCTGACGAAATCGAACTCATGCAATCAACAGGACTTAAAGATAAGAACGGTAAGGAAATCTTTGAGGGGGATATCTTAAAGAGCAATAAATACATAACTAGCGTATTTTATGAAAGAGGTGCTTATTGTGTGAAGTTCTGTCGGACTACAAATACTACGGTAACTATGAATGTGATAAGTTTTATCGAAAAGTATAAAACTAAAGTCATCGGCAACATTTACGAAAATCCGGAACTTTTGGAGGACAGCAAATGAGACCTAAAAAATATCCGTATTCAGGGAATACAAAAACAAAGAAAACAACTAAAGAAGAAAAGCTAGAACTTGTGGCGTTTCCAAACATAGCTATCAGAAAAGATATGCTCAAACACATTTTTTCAGTTGTCAAAAATCATGACAATACAACTATCATTTATTTCAGAGTTTATAAAATTTTCGGAGCGTATGAGGAACAAAAATTTAAAGTCAACTTGAGTTATAAGGAAACTCTAAGAATTTTGAATTTGGAGATAAAGGGATGAAACGCTTTTTAATTGGCTATGCCTTACTAACAACCTGCCTGCTATTCATGCAGCGTGAAGCACAGAAACCCTTGCTAGTCTATCACGCTGATAGTAAGTACGCTATAACTGGCAAGGTGGAAGAAAAACGAAAAATCGGAAAACTTTTCACTGTCACGGTTAACGGTAACATGTTTGTGGTGAGTGAGCAGAAATATAATAATACAGAAATAGGGGATGAGGTAGAAATATGATGAAAAAATTATTCGCTACAATTTTAATTAGTTTGTCTTTTGTTAGTCTTGTAGGATGTGGAAATAAAGACATTTTAGGAACAACTTTTACTTTCAAATATGCAAAAGTAAAATTAGTTGACGGGCAAATTGTCGAAGGTAAGGTTGCGCAATGGGCGAAATATGACCAACAAGATAGCATTCGAGTTACTTTTGAAAACGGAGAGGTGTATTACACTCACTCAAGCAATGTAACCTTATATAACAAATAGAAAAGAGCAATTATGACAACAAATATGGAATTATTAGCGCATCATGTCGAGCATTGGGCGAAAGATAGAGGATTAGACAATCCTGACAATAGCACGGCTCAAGCGTTGAAATTATTTGAAGAAGCGGGCGAACTTGCACAAGCACACTTAAAAGAACGTGAGCAAGACGGGAAAGATGCAGTCGGGGATATTTTGGTAGTGCTGACTATCTATTGTCAACAGAAAGGCTGGAGCATTGCTGAATGCTTTGAACTAGCGTATAACGAGATCAAGAACCGAAAAGGGAAAATGGTTAACGGTTCATTTGTGAAAAGTGAGGATTTGAGATGAACTACGAGCAAAGATTAAATGATAATCAACAAAAGCGATTTGCTTTTATGCTAAGGCAAAAGCGTAAGGATAAGAAGCTATCTCAAGATGAATTAGGGGATATTTTAGGATATTCCCAAGCAAGTATTCAACGTTGGGAAGCTTGCAAGATAAGTCCTAAATTGTACCAAGTGGAAGATGTAGCAACGTACTTTAAATTACCTTTGAATGTTTTGATAGGGGAAGCATAAAGAAAGGGGCGCAAGTGTTATTTCAAGAAATAAACGAGAAAAAGACAATCTCAAACGTGAAGAAAGTTTTGCGACAATATCCACGCATTCGTGAAATTGCTTGCGACTTACCTGAACAACGAGTAACGCAATTGATTACGTTTGAACCAAGGGGAAACAATGGCCCGTCTAAACAAGTTGAGAAACTAGCAATCAGACGGGTGGATGCTTCAAGGGAACTGGAAGAAATCGAGCAAGCTGTTAGTCGCCTATTCAATCCAAAATATCGCTTTATTTTGTTTAATAAGTATTTGGCGACTGAACCGATGCTGAATTATGAGATACAAGAAAAACTTTGGATTGAAAAAACAAAATTTCAAGACTATTTAAACAGAGCGTGTCTTGCGTTCGCTGAACAGTATCGTGAAGGTGTTCTAATCGCTTTCAAAAGTGAACTTTTTGCGGAAACATGAAACGTTTTAAAGTGGTATTATGTTAGTATCAGCAAAAGGTTGATAGACTCCTATATATTTTCGGTGTTAGGAAAGTATTCATTGTTGATTTTCCTTTGCGTTTTTTAATTTTATAGTTTATATATCTCTAAACTTCCTAACACCGTTTTTGTTTTTTTGGGAATATAGGTCTCCACAGGGATGACAAGGCTAGAGCCTATGCATAAGCTGACTAGACGTCGTCAGCATAGATGCCGGCGGGTGCAAATCCCCCTATTCTCATGAGAGGTCTTCATTAAACTACACTATTGTGTAGTTTTTTGTTTGTAGAAATGAGGTGGTGGAAAGTGGGAATGACTGAAAAACAAAAAGTATTCGCAGACGAGTACATCATTTGTTTGAATGCTACACAGGCTTATAAGAAAGCTTATCCGAATGTTAAGAAAGATGATGTCGCAAGAGCGAATGGAAGTAGATTGCTTGCAAAAGCTAACGTAAAAGCCTATATAGACGAACGACTGGAAAAACTAAAGTCTGAACGTGTTGCAGACCAACAAGAAGTGCTTGAATTTTTGACGGCAGTCATGCGTGGAGAAATTACAGAGCCTTTATTGGTACTTGACGGGGACGGTTATCAAAAAGTTATGGATGCTAAACCGAACGTGTCAACAAGAAAGAGCGCCGCAGTTGACCTTGGCAAACGTTACGGCTTGTTTGTGGATAGGCAAGAAATCACACAAAAAACTATTGATATTAAAGTAGGCGATTGGGATGATGAAGACTAAGCCAAAAATCAATATCATTATTGACTATCCAAGCCGTGTATTTAATAAGCATATCTATGATAAGCTATACGACTATTCAACATTTACTGAAGTCCACTATGGCGGTGCTTCAAGTGGTAAAAGTCACGGAGTTATTCAAAAGGTAGTCTTTAAGTCTTGTCAAAACTGGAAGTATCCAAGAAAAGTATTATTTCTTAGAAAAGTAGGCGCAACGGTCTATGACTCTATCTTTGAAGATGTGAAGCAATGTTTGGATAGTTGGGGCTTGCTTGATAAGTGCAAGGTCAATAATTCAGCATATCGGATTGAACTACCAAACGGCGCACAATTTATTTTTAAGGGTTTAGATAACCCTGAGAAAATCAAGTCTATTAAAGATATATCTGATGTAGTCATGGAAGAAGCTTCCGAGTTCACGCTAGATGATTATACACAGTTAACTTTGCGTTTGCGTGCTAAGAAGCATAAAGATAAACAGATATTCTTGATGTTTAACCCTGTATCTAAAGTGAACTGGACTTATAACGCCTTTTTTGTTAAGAAGCCGAAAAATACAGTTGTTTATCATACGTCGTATAAAGATAATCGGTTTTTAGATCAAGTCACTATCGAGAATATCGAAGAACTAGCCAATAGAAACGAAGCATATTATAAAATATACGCTTTGGGTGAGTTTGCAACACTTGACAAGCTGATTTTCCCGAAGTTTGAGAAACGATTACTTAATAAGAGTGAGTGGGAACACTTACCCGCTTATTTTGGACTTGACTATGGTTTTATTAACGACCCGTCAGCCTTGCTTCATGTTCGGGTAGATGATGAAAACAAGCGCTTGTATGTCGTTGACGAGTTCGTAAGAAAGGGATTGACGAATGACAAGATTGCAGAAAGTATCAAGGCCCTTGGGTATGCCAAAGAGCAGATACGAGCGGATAGCGCTGAAAAGAAATCGAACCAAGAATTGCGAAATCTTGGAATCCCTCGGGTTATTGATGTGCAGAAAGGTGCTGGCTCAGTCATGCAAGGCATACAATACTTGTTACAGTATGATTGGATAGTAGACGAAAGGTGCGTTAAGTTGATTGAAGAACTAGAAAACTACACTTGGAAGAAAGATAGAAAGACAAACGAATACATCAACGAACCAGTAGATAGCTATAATCACTGCATAGATGCTATCAGATATGCATTGCAAGATAGGATTTATCAAGCTAAGAAAGAAATTGATGTTGATAGAACGATAAGCAAAATCAATAAAATGTTCAGGAGGTAGAGAGTGGACAAAGTAAATGAATTTGAACATGGTATAGACACAGTAAACAAATCAAGGTCTGACAGTCTATACTTTGGCAGTATTTCAAATGAGCAATTCAGATATGCTTCAAGTGATGAACTACTGAATACGGATAACGGCAAGAAAGTGTTTAGGGGCATGATTGAAACATTCTTCAATAGCCAACAAAAGCGCTTGAAAGTATTGTCATCTTATGCTAAAGGCGACAATTACAGCATCTTGTCAGGACACAGACGACTGGACAACGAGAAAGCAGATTATAGAGTACGTCATAAATGGGGCGGTTATATTTCTAGCTTCGCTACTAACTATGTTATCGGAAATCCTGTTTCAATCGGTATTCTTGAGGGAGCGGACGAAAAGCAATTAGAAGCTATTCGAGAAATCGAGTGGAACAATGACATCAACGCCTTAAACGGAGATTTAGCGCTTGATGCTTCAATCTTTGGACGTGCTTTTGAGTATCATTTCAGAGATAAAGACGGAGCAGACAGGGTTGTATTGATTAACCCGCTTGAAATGTTCGTTGTTCGCGATCTAACAGTAGAACAGAATATTATTCTAGCCGTTCATCTTCCAGTATTCGCTGATAAAGTGAATATGACGGTTTACACTAAAGACCAAGTTATCACTTATAAGCCATTTACGGTAGGCAATCCTAAACTTGCAGTTGATACAATCACAAAACACGAATATAAGGATGTTCCAGTTGTTGAGTGGTGGAATAATCGCTACCGTATGGGTGACTTTGAAAGTGAAATCTCATTGATAGATGCCTATGATGCTGGACAATCTGACACGGCTAACTACATGAGCGATTTAAACGATGCTATGCTTGTTATCAAGGGCGACTTAGAAGCAATCAACATAAGTGATGAAAAATTCGCTAAAATGAAAGATGCTAACATGATGCTTCTTCAAACTGGAATAAGTGCAAACGGACAACAAACAAGCGCAGATGCTGGATATATTTATAAGCAGTATGATGTAAACGGCACGGAAGCATACAAGAATAGACTAGCGAATGACATTCATAGATTTAGTCGTATCCCTAACCTTGAAGATGATAGATTTAACGCTACATCTTCGGGCATTGCATTGCTTTACAAAATGATTGGTCTTGAGCAAGTCAGAAAGAACAAAGAAACATACTTCATTAAGGCTTTGCGTAGACGTTATGAACTAATCAGCAACATTCATAAAGCTATCAATAAGCCTTCAATCGAAGCTAGCAAGCTGACCTTTACTTTCCATCCAAACATTCCTCAAGACGTATGGAATGAAATTAAAGCGTATATCGAAGCTGGCGGTGTAGTATCACAAGAAACTTTGATGAACAATGCAAGTTTCACGGACTACAAAACAGAGCAGTCACGCATTTTGAAAGAAAGCGGAGCAAGTGATAATGAAATCATGCAGTTAGTAGGTGGCATGAATGAGCAAGAAAGCTGACAACCGTTTATATAACGCAGAACGTAAAGCGCAAGCTGAACTAATCAAGCGTGATTTAGACCGTGACAAACTGATAACACAGTTGTATCAAGAATCTTATGACCGCTTGCAAGCACAGATAGACAAGTTTTATCTTGGTTATGCTGGACGTGAAGGTTTAACAAAGCAAGAAGCTATGAAGCGTGCTTCAGAATTTGACGTTACCAAGTTTGCAGAAAAAGCAAGAAAAGCCGTTAAAGAGAAAGATTTCAGTCATAAGACTAATTCTTGGTTACGAGTTTACAACTTGAAGATGAAAGTCAGTCGCTTGGAACTTTTGAAAGCTGAGTTAGGGCTTGAAATCAATAGTTTAACAAGTAACCTTGAAGAAGTCTTTGACAAGGCACGCAGAAGCGAATATTTAGCCGAATTTAAGCGACAAGCTGGTATCTTGGGTATTTCTTCAAGCGGAGCGAAAAAACGCATAGAGAGCGTTTTAGACGCTGATTTTTACGGTCAATCTTTTTCAAGTCGTGTTTGGGGTAAAACTGGACTTCAACCACTACTCCAAAGGGATGTTTTCGCTTCTTTGAACCGTATCTATACAGATATGAACGGCTATCAAAAAGAAATGAAATTACTTGCTAACAAGTACGGCACAAGTGAGTATAACGCTAAACGGTTGATTAAAACCGAGATAGCAAGGATAAACTCAGACACAGACCACGCTATGCTGAAAGATAATGGCTTTACTCACATGATTTTTGTTGCTGAAAGTGGCGCTTGTGATATTTGTAAGCCGTTAGATAATACGGCAGTACCGATTGACAAAGTAGAAAAAGGCGTGAATATGTTTCCTATGCATCCTAATTGTAGGTGTTCAGCGTATGGACATATTGAAATGAAGTACAAAGACGGAAGAAGTACGCTAGAACAGTTTGAAAAATGGAATGAGAGCGAAGATAATATAATTCCTGAACAAGCTAGAGAAAACATTAAAATTGATTTTTCTAAACTAACGACTGAAGAAATCAATAATCTTGATTTTGATGAACTTATGAAATATTATGAGTGGGTCGAAGAGCAAGAGAAGCTAAAAGCGAAACAAAAAGAATTGCAAGCAGAAGCAGAGAGAAAACTTTTAGAAGAACGAGAAAGCAAAGTTTCTAAAACTCGTCGAGACTTAGTCTCACGTATAGAAGAGAGACTTAGAACGACGAATTTTGTAGATTCGTTTGGTGAACAACATACTCAAGGTTTATTGAGAGAATTGCGTTTCTTCCCAAATGATGATTTTGTGCAATCTCTTTACGGTTCGATTGATAAATTATCTTTTGCTAAAGTAAAAGAAATGTCTTCTCATGTGTCTGGTACACAAGTCAATTTGGCAAAAGGCGATTTTATTTACAACAAGAAATTTAATCAGAAGGCACATTCAATCGTTCTTCATGAATTGACTCATGGCATTGATAATGTTGCAAGTTACTTCGGTGCTCCGGAATTGGGAGCTAAAGCATTCAGCAGTCAGTACGACTTGTACAATACCATAAAAAAAGATATGGACAATTATATTTTCGGGGATATGAAGCTTAAAAGAGGAGCGTCTATAGACGAGAAACGAAACTTCTTTGAACTTCGTCAAGCCAAAGTAAGAGATTTCAAATCGGAATTACTTGAACTAGCAAAGAAATTAAATCCGGAAATTCGTCCCGAAGAAAATGCAGAGGTTGCCGCATTTGCATCAGATATGATGAGTTCTTTCAGAAGCGCGGAATATGGTTCTCAGTCTTTCAATCATTCGGATTCATACTGGAAAAATAAAACACATCGAGGAATGGAATTCATTGCGGAATATACCCAAGCTCAGATGACTCCTGAAATAAAATCGTTTTATGACAAAGTTTTCCCAAATTCTGTTAAAATATACAACAAGATATTTGAAGATATTTCAAAATTGAACTTAGAAAACCAAAAGCCGATTGTTTGGTAAGGAGGTCAGAATGTTTTTTTGGAAGAATGAAAAAATTTATAATCAATTCAAAGAAATCAGCGAGAGATATAAGGCACATTTTGGAGAAGATTTTCCGGTATACCTGATAATTCCTTTTGACGTTACCGAGGAAGCTATTTCAAAATATAATTCAGTCGTGGATTCGTGTATTAAGAAAAATGAAGCGTTTGAAAAACCGATTGATTATGATGACAGAAAATATTAAGCACCTAGAGAAATCTAAGTGCTTTTTATTATGTTTCAAACTTTTAACCGTATATAACCTATACGGTTTTTTAATTGTCCAAACCGTGCTAAAGACGTTAAAAGTTGCATGAGTTCGAGGGGGTTGCTCGTAAAAGCGTAGAGAAAGGAGCCAAACATGGCAGAAGAACAAACACAGACAGTTGATACGCATACACCGGAAGTAGTAGAGGAACAAGCTAGCACTCCAAAACAAGAACCGGAAAAAACAGTATCAATCGCAGAAATGCAAAGACGACTTGAACAAGCTGAGAAAAAACACGCTCAATCAACTCAAGAAGCTATTGCGAAAGCTTTGGAAAAGTATAAAGCGGAGACAGAATTGTCAGGTAAAGAACTTGAAGAATACCGCAGAAAAGAAGCTGAAGCGGAAAAGCAATCGTTACTTGATAAAATCGCTGGACTTGAGAAAGAACAAACCAAGCGAGAATTGACAGATGAAGCAATTAAAACTCTATCAAGTCGTAAGTTGCCTGTAAATGAACGAGTGCTTGCTTTTGTCGTAAAAGACACGGCAGACGGCACACTTCAAGCTATTTCAGACTTTGAAAGCATTATTAGTGAAATTAAGTCTGAATACACACAATCAGAACCGCCCGCAGTAAGCACTGCTTTTGGTGGTTCAAAAGCACAATCAAGCGGAGAAATCTTCCGCAGTTCAAGAATTATTTAAAGGGGAAAATATAAATGACTATTCAAACATTCACACCAGACAAAGTTTTAGTTTCAGAAAAGAAAGACGGCACACTACATAAAGAGTTTACAGACATCATCATGAAGGAAGTTGCTGAAAACTCGCTTGTTATGCAACTTGGTAAGTATCATGAAATGGACGGTAAGCAAGAAAAGACTGTTTACGTTCAAACGGACGGCGTTTCAGCTTACTGGGTAGATGAAACTGAAAAAATCAAGACTGATAAACCTGAAATCGTACCAGTTCAACTTCGTGCTAAGAAACTTGGTATTATCCTTGTTGCTTCTCGTGAAGTGCTTAACTACACTTGGGAGAAATTCTTTGAAGAAATGAAACCACAAATCGTTGAAGCATTCTACACTAAGATTGACGAAGCTGGACTTTTGGGGCATGAAACACCATTTGCTAATTCAGTAGCAAAAGCGGCCAAAACTGCTAACAATGTTGTAGGCGGTGAATTGAACTATGCAAATATCTTGAAACTTGAAGACAAGCTTTTGGATAATGATATTGAGATCAATGCTTTTGTATCTCGTGTATCAAACCGTTCAGTTCTTCGTGATGCTCGTGATGGCGACAAGAAAACAATCTTTGATAAAGACACAAACAAACTTGATGGCATTACAACAGTAGATATGAAGTCTAAACAATTCAAGAAAGGTGAATTGCTTGCTGGGGACTTTGACAATCTTATCTACGGTGTTCCTTACAACATCAACTACAAGATTTCAGAAGAAGGTCAAATCTCTACTATTAAGGGAGCAGACAACGAGCCTATCAACCTATTTGAACAAGAAATGGTCGCTATCCGTTGCACAATGGACATTGCGGTTGCCGTAACTAAAGATAACGCATTTGCTAAACTTACAGATGCATCAAACGTCTAAAAAGGGGGTATTGAATGGCTTATATCGTAACTACTAACATTATTGACACTAAAGATAATGGTTGGTTCTACGAAGCTGGGGAAACATATCCTAGACAAGATTTAACGGTATCAGATGCACGAATTAAAGACCTTTTGAAAAAAGGGGTTATCGCATCTGACGAAGAACCGAAAGAAGAACCAAAACCAAAAACTAAAGGGGAATAAATATGGATAATACCCAACTTGCTAAAATCAAACGTAGGTTGGGGATTGACCCCAACGACACAAAAGAAAATGACTTGTTACAAGATTTAGTTGAAGATGCTGAAAGCTACTTCAAATCACTTACTGGTTCGGTATATATCGATAGTAAGTATAATTTCATGATTGAAAACGTTGTTTATAAACTCTACGGACGTAAGGGTTCAGAAAGTGTTTCTACTGAAACGGTTGACGGATATTCAGTAACTTACCAAGACTACGACAACTTATTCAAGCCTTACATGGCTATTTTAAATAAAGATTTTGGTCTTGACGGTTCACAACGTCAACGTGGAAAGGCATTCTTTCTATGAAGACACCTCACAGAATAACGCTTGTAAGAGGTAAAAGCGTTGCTAAGTACAATCCAGTAACGGATACTTACGAAAACCAAGCTGAACAAACCGAAATTGTACCATGTTTTGTGAACTACATTCAAAGAGCCAAGGTGTTTGAATTATACGGCAATCGTTCGGATGTCGTCATGATATGCAGATTTCAGCAAGAACAAGAACCGTTCTTGTATGCAATTTATGACGGTTTCAGATATGAACAGATTGATAGCGTAGAAGCTTCAAAATGCTCTGTAAGGCTCAAAAGGACGGTCAAGGTATAAATGGGTGTAAATATAGAATGGCACGGCTTAGAGAAGCTTACAAGCACGATTTACAACGCACACCCTAAAGCCGTAGAACAATCAATACAAGTTGTTAAAAACAAAGGCGAAAAAGGAAAGAAAGTTGCTCGTAGCCTTGCACCAGTTAGAAAGAAAAATGGTGGTTTTTTGCGTGATCATATCAACGTGACTTATCACGGAATGGAAGCGCATATACATTCTGAAGCTAGTTACTCAGGATACCAAGAATATGGTACAAGGTTTATGAGTGGTAAGGCTTATATGCGACCTATGTTAGAGCAGATATTACCCGAATTTCAAAAAGATATGACGGATGTTATGAAAGGAGTATTCAAATGACACCAAACCATGATTTGTTTAGGAAGTTATTTGCTCTTTCTGATTTAAGAGTAGATACTTACGATTATCTACCCAATGCAGATGCACAATATCCGTTTGTCTATATCGGAGAATATAACGGCTCTGACACGCCCAATAACGACTTGTACGGTACAGTAAGGCAAACAGTACATATTTACGGCATACGAACGCATAGAAGCAAAATAGACAATGTTTCAGCCTATTTAGAGAATACAGTTAAGTATTTCAAAGAAGGGCATGAATATAATTTCAATCATTTAACAACAGATAAACAAGTTATTGCAGACAATACAGATGTCCAGCCTTTACTTCATATAGTGCTGGACTTTACTTTTAGTTATACGAAAAAGGAGAAATAAATAAATGGCAGAATTGATTTTGGGGAAAGACGTAGTAGCCTTTTTCCGCCGTTACAAAGATCGTACTAAGCAAGATGCTGGTAAGGTACGCTTCCAATCTGAATTATCTATCAACTCAGAAAAAGAAGTTGAAAGCACAAAAACTAAAGATGGAGTTGTAAACTCAATTTCAGACGGAGAAACAAGCGGAGAATTTAAATCGCTTGCTTATCGTGAAGACGGCGAAACCGTCAATATGTGGAAAGAAATGCGCAAATGGTTCAAAGCTGGTGATAAAATCGAGTGTTGGATTGTTGACCTCGGAAGTAAGAAAGAAGTCAGCGGTGAAGATAAATATGACGTTGAATACTATCAAGGTTACTTCAAAAACTTTGAATTGTCAGCACCAGCAGATGACAAGGTTGAATTATCTTATGAAGTAGCGATTGACGGCAACGGTATCTTACATACTGATAAACTTACTGCTACACAAAAACAAGCAGTAGAAAGCGCACAATACAACTACCACACTCTTGAAAAAGAAACAAACGGCGAAGGTGTCGCAGTTTAATTAAAATAGTGGTATTTAGAAGGGCAATTTATTTGCCCTTTATTTTTTTATTCAAAAGGAGAAAAAACAGATGATTTTAAAAATTGGAGAACGTGATTACACTTTACGCTTTGGACTTGGTTTCTTACGAGAAATGAACAAGCTACATTCTGCTGAACTTGAGGGAATGAAAACTGGATACGGTGCTATGACTTTATTCAACGCTGGACAAGCGCTTAATGATCCAATGGCTTTTGTTGACATTATCAAAGCTGGAACAGTCACAGAGAACCACAAGCCAAGCAACGAAGCGATTGAAAAATATCTTGAAGATTTGATTTTGAATGACGAATACGACAAGACTATTACTGAAATTGTGAACGAGTTAAAAGCATCTCCCCTACTCAAAAAAGCAATGAACCTAGTAGAGTAAGGGAAAATCAAGGTTCAGACTTTGGCTATGATGAAGCAATAGCCTTGCTTATAGCAAGACATAATATGACCTTTAAAGAAGCATCACGCACCACGCTAGAAGAATTTGAAATCTATAATACTGCTTATCTTATCCAACAGGAAGATAGACGGTACAATTCAGCAATTCAAGCATGGTTTAATCAGACAGTTCAAGCTACTAAAGGCAAAGGCAAAAGCGCAAGATCGGCCTTTAAAACGTTTGACGATTTTTACGATCATAAAGACGAGTTTGACAAGATTTTTAGGAAAGATGATGTCGGACAAGTCAAACAAAAGAAAATGAGCCTTGCTGATAGAAACAGAAGGCTTAATCAATCTATGAGAGAAAGGGGGTAACTATGGGAACAAATTTTGATGTTACCGCCATACTAAAAGCCAATGTTTCTGATTTTTCAAGTGGTATGAAAGAAGCACAAGCATCTTTACAAAGCCTAAAGCATCAAACTGGCTCAAGTTTAGACAAAGTAAGTAACAGTCTTTCAGCTGTTGGTGCTTCAGCAATGAAGCTTGGTAGTGGTATGACTGCTACTTTGACAGCACCAACAGTAGCTGGTATCACTGGTATTGTCAAATCATTTGCTGACCTAGAACAAAGTCTAGGTGGTGTAGAAACGCTATTTAAAGATAACGGTACAAGTGCTATTGGTCTTGCTAAAAAATATAACATCACAGCAAAAGAAGCGCAAGCAATGTATGACACGATGGAAGCAAAAGGCGCAAGCGTTCTTTCCAATGCCAATAATGCGTTTAAAACCGCTGGTGTATCAGCTAACCAGTATATGCAACAAGTAACTTCATTTTCTGCAACCTTGCTACAAGGTTTAGGCGGAGATACTGAGAAGGCAGCCCAATACGCTGATAAAGCACTCGTACAAATGGCAGATAACGCTAATAAAATGGGAACGAATATGTCCGATATTCAAAACGCTTATCAAGGTTTTGCAAAGGACAATTATACTATGTTAGATAACCTTAAACTTGGTTATGGTGGTACTGCTGGCGAAATGGCACGACTTGTCAATGAGTCAGGCGTTTTGAACGGAGAATTTGAAGCAACAGCACAAAACGTAAAAGATATTCCATTCCATACTTTGATTGAAGCTATCGGAATTACTCAAGATAGACTAGGAATTACTGGAACGACTGCTAAAGAAGCAAGTGAAACTGTTTCGGGTTCATTCCAAGCTATGAAAGCATCATTTGAAAACTTAGTAGCTGGTCTAGGGCATGGCGAAGCTGATATATACGGCTTATTTGAAAATCTAAAAGAAACGGTATTGACATTCAAAGATAATGTCGTACGGGTTCTTTTGACAATATGGGACAATCTACCACTTGAGCCGTGGCAGAAATGGGTAGGGCTTATAGCAGTATCGGCTGGCCCCGCTTTAATTGCAATAGGTGGCGTACTTTCCTTTATTGGTAAATTTATAAGCACTATTAGTTTAATAGCTGGTGCAGTATCTAAGGTTTCAGCTCTATTTTCAGCATTGCAAGGCGGAAGCGGTATTTTAGGTACTATTGCAAGTGCTTTTGGAGCGATCAGCGCACCAGTCCTTGTTGTTATCGCAGTTATAGCTGGCTTAATTGCTATCTTAGTCGGTGTATATAACACAAGTGAAGAGTTTAGAAATAAGGTCAATTCAGCATTTGAAGCGGTTAAAACTGCAATTACAAGTGCTATTCAAGAAGCTGTTAGCTTTGTTCAAGATATTTGGGGTACGCTTGTTTCTTGGTGGAATGAAAACCACGCTTTGATAGAGCAAACGGCTACGACTGTTTGGAATGCTATTAAAACAGTTGTTGAGACAGTAACCAATTTCTTAGCACCTATTATCGAAAGTGCTTGGAATGCTATTGGGACATATATTTCAGTTATTTGGGGGTTGATTAAATCCACAATAGGCGCTGGACTTGATTTTATCTTGGGTATCATTAAGGCAGTATTGCAGATTATCAACGGCGACTGGTCGGGCGCTTGGGAAACAATCAAAGAAACAGCGAGTAACCTTTGGGAAAATATCAAGAATATCATTCAACAAGCTTTAGACGGAATTGTTCAAATTTTTAGTGGCATCTTTGAATTTTTGAAAACAGTTTGGGAAACTGGTTGGAATGCCCTTATTACATTTTTAGCGCCAATCTGGGAAGGTATTAAATTAGCAATTCAAACTGGTATTGATGCAGTAACTAGTTTCTTCCAAAACGCACTGACAAACATTCAGACGGCTTGGGAAACTGGTTGGAATGCTGTTTTAAATTTTATAAGTCCAGTTTGGACAGCAATTTCTGAAACAGTTTCAACATTTCTTAATAATCTATGGACAAATATTCAAGCTACATTTGAAACAATCAAGGCTATATTTACGAATGCTTGGGAAATTATCAAAATTCTATTTGCTACGGTATTATTAACCATTTATGGTTTAGTAACTGGCAATTTTGATATGATTAAGCAAACCATTTCAAACGCTTGGACGTTAATTCAAATGAAAACTTTAAATATTTGGAATGCGATCACAAGTTTCTTGACAGGAATTTGGGAAGGTATCAAATCAGCTGTTTCTAACGCTTGGGAAGCTATTAAATCAGCTATTTCAAATGCGCTTGGAGCGACTAAAACCACTATTCAAAATATATGGAATAGTATTGTTTCATTCTTGACTGGGATACTTGAAAAAATCAAGAGTGGGATTGCTAATTCTTGGGAAAATATCAAATCAAGTATTTCAAATGCTATTGAAAATATTAAAAATACAGTAACGAACGGTTGGAATAATCTAGTCAGCACGGTAACAAACGCTGGCCCTCGTATTGTTTCAGCGGTAAGAAGTGGTTTTGATAATGCAGTAGCATCTGCTAGAAACTTTGTCAGTCAAGCTGTAAACGTAGGTCATAATCTAATTATGGGATTTGTAAACGGTGTTAGAAATGCCGCTGGCGCTTTGATTAACTCAGTTACAAACGCAGTAAGTGGCGCTATCAATGGCGCTAAACGTTTACTTGGTATTCATTCACCTTCACGAGTATTCAGACAGTTTGGTATCTATACAGATGAAGGTTTTGTAATCGGTGTAAACAGTAAAGCTGGCGCAGTCGTGAAATCAGTTGGGAACATGGCACAAGGGGCGATAGATGCCTTTACTGGAAAAGACTTAGCGGGCAACTTGCAAAGCGAACTAGGCGCAGTAGATGGCGAACTAGGGCGCTTGTCAGGATATAATACATCCGTTGACTTCAACGGCGGTACAATCACAGTTGGACAACAATCTGCTGATATTGTTCTTAAAATGGGTAACACTACTTATAGAGCATTTACTGAAGACATTACAAGCGCTCAAGAAATGGAATTGACTTTGGCTACTAATTACTAGAAAGGAGAAAGCTATGTATGGATATTCAAAACTAGAAAAACATAACGAAAACGTGGCTTTCGAGCCAAGCGATAACATGACAATAAAAGGCTATGCACTAGATTCAGTTGTGAGCGGTTATAGACAATTAACGGTTACTGGCAGAGGTCTAGTAGGTCAAACCGTCAAAACTACATCAATCTCTGGACGGCGTGGTGTTTGGATTGAAGATATTTCAGAACCTGAACGTGTTTTAGAAATTAAATATCAACTCACAGCCAATTCAAGCGCTGAATTAAGGGAACAATTCAATAAATTAAATCAATTTTTTAGAAATGCTACAGATGAAAATAATTTACTTGAAATATCATTTAAAGATGAACCTGATTTTTATTACTATGCTATTTTTAACGGCGCAGATGCTATCGAAGAAAACGCACTAACAGTAGTTAGTCGTTTTTCTTTGTTAGTTCCTGACGGCTTCAAGAAATCAAAAGTGAAGAAATCAACAGGAATTATCTCAATGAGTAGCAGATTTGAAGTAACGCCCGTATCTATCACGGTTACAACATTAAAAGCGACTGACACAGTTAAAATCATAAGTGGCAAACAGATAATATCATTTACTGGTGCTTATGATGCAAATCAAGATATTGTGATTGAATTTAAGCAAGATGAAGTGAGAGCGACTTATAAAAACCGTAGTATTTTAAGTGAACTTGATTTATTTAGCGATTTAGAAAATTTCAAAGTTAAAAACCTTGGTATTATCACAGCTACGAATGCGGTAGTTAAAGAAGTAGTTTGGAGAGATGAAAAACTATGATATATTTATTTGATAAAGACGAGAAACTAATAAAAATCGTCAAAAAAGAAGCTATCAAGACTGCTCTTCAAAAGTTCGCTTTAACTACTGAAAAATATGTATCCGATAGGCTCACGGTTGAGATGAAAGAGTTGAGCAAGAAAGAATTTGATGCAGTAGAGTATATGGCTATTCAGTCAATCGAAGATGCACATACTTTCCATTATTTCTATATTGCTCAAAAGTTTTCTGAAAATCTTACGACTTTAATCGGTGTTCAATCAGGTATTGAAGAATTCCAAGTCACAGAACTTGAGATGATTCCTCAATCAGAAGTTGAGCTTTCAGGAGATGACCTTGCAAACTTTGAAAAACTCTACGGTGTTCTTGAAGATGACGAAGACGTACAAAAAATCTATACTAACGTTGATGGATTTTAATAAAAAAGCGAACAGTTTTGATGCTGTTCGCTTTTTTATTTTATATTTAAATAGTCATATCTGAGTTTTTTTGTTGCTCTTGATCTAAGCCGATTGAAAATTTATGGATTAGAAGAAACTGCCCATTTTCCTGTTTTGCAAAGGTTAAAATGACGGCTTTGCTTTCTGAACCAAGGGAAATGTAGGAAATTCTTTTAGTTTGATAATCACCGTTATTTGAGTCTGTAACGGAGTCTGGAATTCCATGTTTGTTAATAACATCCTGGTAATTGCTCCCGCCTTGTCCTCTGTTGGAAAGGTCACCTTCGACTAAGGCATCAAACTGGTCTTGAGTCCAAGTAAAGCCCTGGTCTTCTTCAATGTCGTCCTCGTCTTGGTATTCATCGATACTAGTGTCTGGTAGGTTTCCACCCTGTTCTCCTTCAAAATAAGGAATCTCTTGTCTATAAGTGTGGCTATATTTAGTTACCCAGTCGTTTAAGATATTCGAAAAAAGGAATTGAGTTATTACGGAAACGATAATTGCAATAAGGGCAAAGGAGGTTCCGAGAATAGCCAAGGTTTTTTGTTTTTTAGGACTGAGGACAATTCCGATAATTCCCAAGATTAAAGTAGGGACAGCAATAATTAATGACAGATAGTTGATAATTGGTATCCAAGACCCAAGAAGGGCGATGGCCCCAAAGATGATAGCAAGAATTCCTAAGATTTGCTGATTCTCTTGTTTCATCTAAAAATTCTCCCAATTCTAGTGCGAAAATTTCGCTTTACATGATAAGTTAGGCTTATTATAGATAAATTATCCACTATTGTCAATGATTAGCAAATAGTTCTCAAGGAAACTTTTTTCTTGACATCTTTTTTTAAAATGATAAAATAGTTCTCATAGAAACTTAAATGTTCTTATGAGAACTATTTTTACTTAGAAGGGAGAAAGC